CCAATAAACTTACTACAGAAGCAGGAGCTGGTATCACAGGTGGTACTGGAACTATTTACAGAAGCTCTGTAATAAGAGAAGGTGGAATTATTACAACAAGAATATTAATTGACTTAACTGGATTAAGATCAACAGCAAATGGTGATATCATTGGTATTAATGGCACATCTGAAGTTTGTCACATAGGTCAGATTACAGCAGCAGAAAACGGAACAATCATTGCTGGTAGCATGGAATGTTTTGAAGCACCTGCAGGCGGTGATCCTGACATCAATGTACACTCTGCTACAGAAGGCACAGGTGTAGAAGATGGCGCTATTTCAGATTTAACAGAGACACTTCTTGTAAACGCTGGTGATGCTGCATTAGGTACAAAGGTTTACTTTACTGGTGTTCCTGCTGCAGATGAGTTTTTGTACTTAACATTAGGTGCAACAACAGATGCGGACTATACTGCAGGTAAACTATTAATAGAATTAATAGGCTATGAGGCTTAATTACAGGAGACTTAAATGGCAGGTCGATCAGACGTAAAAGCCTTTAACTTTAACCAAGGTGACAGCGCTGCTGTTGTTGGTCCAGATAGAACAAGAATAAGACAAGTAGTTATTTTTGGAAATGCTGCAGGTGCAGTAACTATTAAAGATGGATCAGGAGGAGCAGACTTATTAGTTCAAAGTTCTTATCGTAATGGCTACAAAAAAAGGGACTATGAAAGGTCACAGTATCAGCGGTGGGCATAAGCGTCCCACCAAAGCTGGTGCAGGCATGACCGCAAAAGGTGTTGCAAAATACCGAAGAGATAATCCCGGATCTAAACTCAAGACAGCAGTTACAGGAAAAGTAAAGCCCGGCAGCAAAGCTGCAAAGAGGCGTAAGTCTTTTTGTGCCAGATCTGCAGGTCAAATGAAGAAGTTTCCAAAAGCAGCTAAGAATCCTAATAGCCGTTTAAGACAAGCAAGAAGAAGGTGGAAGTGTTGATTAATAGAGCATCCATGAAACAACAGATGAAGGGTAATCGTATGAAAAAGAAACCTGTGCAGAAAAAGAATATAGGTAAAATGTTAGAAACATTATCTCCTGCTTATAGTATTATGAAAGGCAAAGGACCAATATCTGGAGCCTTGTCATCGTTAGGCAGGGCAGCTGGACCTCTTAGTCCTCTTGGTCAATTTGCAAAACAACAAAGAGATAAGGCTAAAAAAAGAAATATGGAAATGCGTGGATCTAATAGAATGACTGAAATGCAAAGAATGATGGCAGGAGGCATGATGAAAAGATCTAGACCAATTGATGGCATTGCTAAGAAAGGTAAAACAAGAGCAGTATGATAAAACAAGAAGTTTGTCCTATATGTAAAACAGCATTAAAAGACACAAAAGAAAAGCAAGTGCAGTGTGTTACGTGTAAAGCCTTGATATCAAATGAAGTTGAATGGCAAAGTAAATACGGATACGAATGGATAGAGGATAATGCCAAAACGTAATTATCGTGGTGAGTATGATAACTACCACAAACAAACAGATCAAAAGAAACGTAGAGCTAGTAGAAATACTGCTAGATCTAAGATGAAAACTATTGGTCGTGTTAAGAAGGGTGACGGCAAAGACGTTGCTCACAAGAATGGCAATCCTAGAGATAACAAGAAAAAGAATCTCACAGTGAAGCCAAAGTCAATAAACAGATCTTTTGCAAGAACTAGTAAAGCTAGAAAAGTAAACAGGAGAGCTTAATGAAACAACCTATGAGACTTAAATCTGGGGGATTTATATCTTCTGGAACAGATGCTGGTGACCTAAATATATTAAGAACAGCAAAGAATATAGACGATGGAAGTGCCAATGGCATGAAGGCTGGAGGGGCCATTAAAAAGAAAAAAAAGACAGGCTCTGATTTAACAGTTGAAGAAATAAGAAGAATACAAAAAAGAATAAATGAGGGTAAAACAAGAATACCATCTAATTTGCAGAGGATGCAAAAGAATATGAAAGAGGGTGGTAAAACAAAAAGCAGAGTCAATGAAGCTGGTAATTACACCAAGCCCGGACTTAGAAAAAGAATATTTAATAGAATTAAAGCAGGCGGCAAGGGCGGAAGACCCGGTCAGTGGTCTGCCAGAAAAGCACAGATGATGGCTAAAGCCTATAAGAAAGCAGGTGGCGGCTACAAATAAGGAAAATACAATATGGACCCATTAACAATTACTGCTGCAATGAGTGTGGCCAATAGCGCATTTAAGGCTATTAAAGGCGGCTTCGCAGCGGCAAGAGACATAGAACAGATGAGTGGGGACATAGGTAGATGGATGGGAGCTGTCTCTGATATTGACAATGCAGAAAAACAAGCAAAGAATCCTCCCCTTTTCGGAAAGTTGTTTAAAGCTGGATCTATAGAAGAAGCAGCTCTCGCTGCATATGCGGCTAAAAAGAAACTAGAGGAACAAAGATACGAGCTAAAAGTTTTCTTAAATATGACTTATGGTCCGCAAGCGTATGATGATTTGTTAAAGATGGAAGGACAAATAAGAAAACAAAGACAAGAAACAGTTTACAAGCAGCAGCAATTACGAAGACAGATAGGTGAGGCTGTAACATGGCTTTTGGTTGTGGGAATCATAGGTGGCTTTGCTGTATTGGTTGCTGGTATTTGGATGAAACAAGCTAGGGCTGATGGTTATACATACAAGCCAAAGGATTATACTAAGCAGCAAAAAATATGGCAGGGTAAAACTAAAAAAAAAAATATACGACATGTAGGCTTGCTAAAAGAATTAAATCAAGAACTGGTATGATGGCCTGTATTTATAAAGGCGGTAATGAGACATACGAGATGATGATTGAAAGCTGGTGTCCAAAGAAGTTTAAATGTGTTTACAATCCTTGGCAGAAAGAGCCTAATATAGATGATGTTATAAATTCATTGAACAGTGCGGTTAAGAATAAATGAAAACTAAACAAAAGAAATTACAATCATCAAGCAAGTACAACGAGTATGATTTAGATGGTGATGGCATTGTATCTGATGCAGAGCTTTCTAATATGAAAGAGATCAAGGAAACAGAAACAGCTCTTCGCAAAAACCTTGCTCAACTAAGAATGGCAAGGTATACTTTAATAGCTATGGGTGTTTTTACAGCAGCTATGTTTGTTGTTGATGTAGAAAGAGTTAAAGCCTTGGCAGATATCAGCAACCTATTTTATTTAAGTGGCGCTGGTATTGTAGGAGCATACATGGGTACAACAGCATGGATGAATAAAAAGTAATGGGTGGATTAAAAAAATCACAAAGGAGTTTGAAGGCTTGGGGTAAACAGAAGTGGCGAACCAAAAGTGGTAAACCTAGTACACAGGGGCCAAAAGCAACAGGCGAGCGTTACTTACCTGAAAAAGCAATTAAGGCTCTATCGTCCTCTGAATACGCCCGTTCTACGGCTGCTAAACGAAAAGCAACTAGAGCAGGTAAACAAGTATCTAAACAGCCAAAGAAGATTGCAAGAAAGACGAGAGCTTATAGAAAGGTCACATAAATGGCAGTAGTTGTACCAGATCTACCAGATTTATTCGAAGAGTCTTATTTAAGAGCAGGCTCCGTAATGAGAACTGGTAACGATTTAAGAAACATAAGAAGAAGTTTTAATATTCTAACAATAGAATGGCAAAATAGAGGTCTTAATTTATGGACAATAACATCCGGAACTTTATCTTTAACTTCTGGAACAGCAACATACACAATGCCAACAGATACAGTTGATTTATTAGAGCATACAATAAGAACAGGGACCGGAACTGGTCAGGTAGATACTAATTTAACTAGAATAAGTGTATCTACATTCTCTCAAATATCAGCAAAAAATACACAAGGAAAGCCTACACAAATATTTGTACAAAGACTATCTAATTCAGTAACTGTTACTATGTACCCAGTACCAGACAACCAAGACACATATACTCTTTCATTTTTTAGAGTCGTGGGAATTGATGGGATGTCATCGGGAATTGATGGGACAACAACATCTTTTATACCACCAAGGTTTGTTCCTTGTTTGGTTTCTGGCTTGGCGTATTACACTGCCATGAAAGACCCTGAGTTAGCATCAAGGGTAACAGCCTTGAAACAAGAATACGAGTTTCAATTTGAATTAGCGGCAGGTGAAGACACTGAGAGTGCATCTGCTAGATTTGTACCACACAATACATTTTATGGAGGATAATAATGCCACAGTATAAAATTAAATCTGGAGATACATTATCACAGATAGCAAAGAAAAAGGGATTTACATTAAAACAATTAATGGCAGCTAACCCTAATATAACAGACGCTAATAAAATTAGAGCAGGCGCTAATTTAAAATTACCTTATATGGCCTCTAAAGTAGGTAGCACAAAAAGAACGGGTGCAACAGTTGGTGGAAGTACTAAACAAAGTCCATTCAAAGGCATGACCAAAACACAAATGGCAGCTCTACAGCCAAAGAAAAAAGGTGCTGTAAATACAAAAAAATCATCAAAGACCCCTTCAGCTATGCCAAAACCAAGGCCAAAAAAAGCAATAGATAGAATGAAAAGAAGAAGACTTTATTCTACTAAATCACCATCATTAGGGAGAAGATAATGCCTATCAAGATTGTTGCTAAGAAAAAGCCTAAAAAAGATCCATTTAGAGCTGATAAAACAGAATCTTTAAATAAAGATTTTAGTAAAAGGACAGCTAAAGCTAATCAAGAAGCCATGAAAAATGTTAAAAAGAAAATGGGCGGAGGCATGATGAATAAAAAATCTATGGGATATGCAGGTGGTGGGTCTTTGAAGCCTGTACCAGAAGGAAATAAAGGTAAAGGTTTAAGTAAATTACCTACAGATGTTCGTAACAAAATGGGTTTTATGAAAAAAGGCGGTAAGTTAACTTCTAATAAAGCTAAAATAAAAAAAGTCACTACTGGTTTAAGGAAGGCTGTTAAGGCTCATACAGGTCAAGCCAAAATGTTATCGTCTATAAAATTAAACAAAGGTGGAAAGATGATGAAGATGCGTGGTGGCGGTATGGCTGACAGAGGTATAAGTTTTAGAATGAGATAAAAGTTAACGGTAACTTATAGTGTCAAGATTAATATGTAATTTACCTGCTGTTCAGGTTTGGGTTAGAAAAGAATACTTGCGTGACCATGAGGATGGACATGGTAAATTTGTAAAAGGTATATGGGTTTCCTGTAAATCTTTACCGGGTAGAGCTTTTTACTTTGAAACATACTTGCCAGAGTACGGCGCCATGTTTGATAAGTTACCAATAAGTGCGTTTGTTAGTGAGCCAAAAACTCCAGAACCAGATTTGGATTTGTATAATTTACAGTTTTGGAATTGTATGGATTACAATGTAACTTGCATACAAAAACAGTTTATAGGTTCAATGACTTACGAGATATACACAAGAGATGCAGGTAATATAAAAGGAAGTTACATAGCAACATTAGATAATTATCATGGAGATATAGATACTGTAGATTTTAGCACCAGCGAAACACCGCAAGAGCATAAATCTCACAATTTGTTAGAGTTAGAAAATGGTCAGTTTTGTTTGTATCCAAACAACAGAACTAGAATTTACGACAATAGTTTAACACCAGATAAACCTTTGACACCTGATTTTTTAGTTAGCACTGATTATTATCAAGTTGAAAATGAAGGTAAGTTAGATAGATTTGGCGATAGTGATGAATATTTTTATAAAACAAAGAAAGAGAAATAATGTCATACTCATCTGGTAAATATGCATATGGAATATGCGACAAAACTGGTTTTAGATACGATTTAAAAGATCTTGTATTTGAATTTAGAAATGGTAGCAAAACAGGACTTAGAGTTGGAATAGATGTAGTAGACCCAGATCATCCTCAAAATTTTGTCGGGAGGGTTAAGCTAGATGATCCTCAATCTGTACAAGATGCAAGGCCAGACAGAGTAGAGCCTGCTACAGAAAGACTTTTATTAGTTAATCCTTTTACAACTGCGGCAGCAGATAGCGGTAGCACAGTAGTTACAGTTACGGAAAAAGATCATGGCAGATCTACGTCAGATGTTGTTAGGTTTAGAAACTGCTTAGGCTTTGATGGTTTAACAGCTGCAAACTTTGAATTAGCTACAGGATATGCTATAACTAAAATAACAGATGACACATACACTATAACCATTGCAGCAGAATCAACTGCAGGATCAGTTACTGGAGGTGGTGTGTTTGCTACAGTTGGACCAGTTACTTTGGAGGCTTAGATGAGCTTTACATTTGCACAGTTGAAGACAGCAATACAGGATTATACTGACAACACAGAAACATCCTTTGTAAGTCACTTGTCTGATTTTATCAAAGCAGCGGAAGAAAGAATATTTAAGAATGTTGATTTAGAGATATTTAGAAAGAATGTCACATCAGCATTATCAACAAGTGATAAGTTTTTAACCATACCCTCAGATTATCTAGCATCATTTTCCCTACAAATCACAACATCTGGTAGTGAAGCATTTTTGCTACAAAAAGATGTAAACTTCATACAAGAAGCATATGATGCTTCATCCTCAACAGCAACTCCAAGATTTTATGCACAGTTTGATGCAAATAATTTTATAGTTGGACCTACCCCAAACTCAAATTATGCAATAGAATTACATTACTATTATAGGCCAACCAGCTTAACTGCTGGTGCTGATAGTGGTACAACATGGTTAAGCACTAATGCGCCATTTGCATTATTGTTTGGATCATTGGTAGATGCTTATATATTTATGAAAGGTGAGCCTGATTTAATACAACAGTATGAGAAAAGATTTATGGATCAATTAACAAGACTTAAAGATTACGGAGAGGCAAGAGAAAATACTGACGCTTACTCTGAGGGTTTACCAAGAGCGCAGAGAACATAGGAGTAGAATATGGCAACAGCAAACGCAGCAACCACCTTTTTAGAAAATAGACTTTTAAGTTTAATTTTCAAAAACAATGCGGCATCATTTAGTTCACCCGGAGATAATATCTTTGTTGGATTAGCCACAGCAGTATCAAACTTTAATGATTCAACTGGTGAATCTGGAGATCCTACAATAACAGAAGCAACCTTTACTAACTACGCAAGACAGCAAGTTGCAGCTTCTGGCTGGACATTAACAACTGAATCTGCAAACACACAGAGTTGCACTAACGCATCTAATATTGAGTTTCCGGCATCTGGAGGCACGAACAACACAATTACTCATGTTTTTGTAGCAACTCATGTAAGTAACTCATTAGATGTTGTAGGATCTGGTGGTAATGTACTATTTATAGGAGCATTAGATGCAAGTAAGGCTATAGCAAGTGGTGATATATTTAGAATAAATGCTGGTAACTTAACAATAGAGCTTAAATAATGGCATTAGTATTAAACGACAGAGT